TTACGGGCGGTCTACGGGCCGGGTGGTCGCCCGGCGGTTCGCCTTGAGAAGCTTGCCGATCACGATACCGGCCGGGACGGACACGAGGGTCCAGAGGCGAAGAACGTGGAGCAGGCGGAGGAAGACCATCACGCGCCCTCGTCCTCCTTCAGCGCGGCATCGTACCCCGCGGTCCACCGGGAATGCGCCTCCGTGCCCTCGGCATAGGGGCAGTCTTCCCGGCGCAGGCCCTTGCCGGGGGCATAGAACCCCAGCGCGTAGTGATCGAGGTTGTCGTCCGGCGGCTCTGTCATGAGCAGGAGATAGGGCAGGCGGAAGGCCCTCCAAGGGCCGGCCCGCCCACGCACAACACGCGCGTGGTCAATGCGAAGGATGCCAAGCCGGCATCCGCATTCGGCCCTGTTGTGAAGGACTTGTCTTTCCCAGCAAAGGCTTTGGAAAGTAATGGCGCGCCCGAAAGGATTCGAACCTCTGACCCCCAGATTCGTAGTGCTATGCTACTGCCTAACGTTGCATAACACTCTGGTGCGATAGGTCGACCTACGGGCCTCTAGCCCTTGGCTTTTTGGCCAGATGCCATAACTTCGGGTAACAGGGCAAAACACGCCTTAACGAGCGTTTTTGCATCCCCTGATGTTACCCGTGGAGCGCGTCTGGTGGCAGCAAAGGTGCTCACGGTGCAAAGTGTCGAACGCTACAAGCCCGCTCCCGAAAAGCGTCTGGAAATCCCTGATGCCACCCTCCCCGGCTTTTACCTCGTGGTGCAGCCGAGCGGCGCCAAATCGTGGGCCGTCCGCTATCGTGTGAATGGACGGCCGCGGAAATACACCATCGGTCCCTACCCTCTCTTCGACCTCAGCAAGGCTCGCAATGTGGCGCGCGAGGCGTTGCAGTCGGCCGCGCTCGGCCGAGACCCGTACCTGGCCAAGCGTGAGGCTGCAGCAGCTTCGGTGGTGGCCGAAGAGGATCGCGTGTCGCGCGTGATTGCCCTGTACGTCGAGCGCCATCTGAAGCCGAACGGCAAGCCTCGCTATGCAGAAGAGGCCGAGGCGCTGCTCCGAAACCATGTTGAGCCGCGCTGGGGAACCCGCCGCATCGGCGAGGTGACCCGCAAGGATGTAGTGGCGCTGAACGACGCGCTCACCGATTCTGGCATGACGGCCGGCGCCAATCGCGTCTTCGCCGCGGCGCGAGCCATGTTCAACTTCGCGCTTAGCCGGGAGATCATCGAGACGACCCCATTCTTCGGCCTGAAGCCGCCAGTGTCGGAGACTAGCCGCGACCGCGTCCTATCCGACGACGAGGTGCGATTGGTTTGGCGCGCCGCCGAGGCTGTTGGTCCGCCATTCGGTGCGATGGTTCAATGGCTCCTGCTGACCGGCCAGCGCCGCGACGAGGCCGCGCGAATGGTACGCAGCGAGGTGGAGGGCGATCTCTGGACCCTCCCCGCCGCGCGTACCAAAAACTCGGTAGAGCACCTGGTGCCCCTACCGACGCCAGCCGTGGAGCTGCTGAGCACCCTCCCCCGAATCGCTGGCAAGCCCGGCTATGTCTTCACCCGGACAGGCACGACACCGATCTCTGACTACTCGAGCAGCAAGGCGAAGCTGGACGCTGCGATGTTGGCGATTGCCCGTGAAGACGCGACGCGCCTCGGACGCGATCCGAAAGGCGTTCAGATAAAGCCCTGGCGCCTCCACGATCTAAGGCGAACCTGCAGCACTGGCATGGCGAAGCTCGGCCAGCCGATCCACGTCGTAGAAGCTGTGCTGAATCATCGCTCGGGCACGATCAGTGGCGTCGCGGCGGTCTACAATCGGTACCAGTATCTCGCTGAGAAGCGAGCGGCGCTTGAGGCTTGGGCCGGGGATGTCTTCAGCGTAGTTGAAAAGGGGGTATCCTCGTGAACAACGAAACCACTTGGATTCCGCTGCGAGACGCGTGGGAGGCTGTCACTCGGAAGGCAGACTCCCCGCGCTATCAAGAACAGCTGCTGAGGGATGCCTTGCGCGACGGGCATGTAGCGTCGGTCGCCAACTATGTAGCTGAGGGCAACCCGTTGTCCTTGAACCCTCCAGAGGTGAGACGAGGGGCGCAACCAGACGGTCTGTTTTGGCGCTTCGCGGACTTGGACTGGAAGCAGAGTTCCGGGTCTCGCGCCGAGATGAGTGTTCAGGGAACTGATGCGCAGCTTATCGATCTTCCGCGACTAGAGGTATTTGGCATCAACGTGTCAGAGCAAAACTTGCTCTATCGCTGGCACATTCCCGATTATTTTGATGCTTCCGCCGACGAGGAGCCGGTTAAGGCGCCGCATTCTCGACGCAAGGGGACCGGTGGGCGAGGCGGCGATTATGAATGGGAAAAGTGTCTGATCGAGGCAGCGCGATGGATGCACATCGAAGGCGTACCTTCGAAGCAGGCCGATCTCATCCGACACATGGTTGAGTGGTTCGGTGAGGACGTTCCAGGGGATACCCAGCTGAAAGAACACCTCGGCCCGCTTTATCTAGCCCTAAAGACCGGAGTTCGGTCGGACTAGTTCCCGACCATTCCCGGCCATTCCCGGCTGACGAACCCCAACATATCGCATCAATAGAGAGCGTGCCCGCAAGAGGAGCCACGCAATGCCCCTTCCTGTCCAAAAATCCGCAGACGAGCTGCTTCCAGCGACCCCGACGCGCAAACGGTATGGCGTCAGCGACATGACACTGTGGCGCTGGGAGAACGATCCCGCCCTCGGTTTTCCCAAGCCCATCCGCATCAACGGCCGCCGCTACTGGCGGATCGCCGACTTGCAAGCCTTTGAGGCTCGTCAGGCTTCGAAGCAGGAGGCCGCGTAACGAAATGGCTCAAAACGTCAGAACCCCCGGCGCGGGAACGCCGAGGGCTCTGGAAAATGTCTGCTTGGCCGCTGACAGCTTCCAGATAGCACCCAAGCCCCTCGAAATCCAGAAGCGTCGTCTTCTCAGCCGCTACAAAGTCAGTCCGGCGGTAGCGGAAGCTATTGCCGCGCTCGCCTACGGCACTCTCAATCAGGGAGGCGGCGCATGATCAACCAGGTCGATCAGCTCTGGTTTCGAGTACATCCTGAGCGCCAGTACCGCCTGCGCCGTTTGACGGGACCTGAGATTCTAGGTGGAGCTGTGCTCCCTCCGGCCTTTCATACCATTTGGGCCATCATTCATCGTGGATCCAATCAACGCGTAGAAATGGCTTATCGGCGTTCTTCTGGATTGCCGTGCGCCGATTACGACCTTGATCTGAAGACCCTCTTCGAGCGGTTTCGTTCGACCAATATCGGAGGCCATGCGTGAGCGACCTCCGTACCATCGCGACCGTTCGCAAGAATAACTCACAGGAAATCCGAGTCAGCGTCGCCATTCACGATGGCTACGCCCTTGTCGACATGCGGGTGTTCTCCGCGCCTCGCAGCAGCCGCGGGGAACCCGTGGCGACCAAGGCTGGCATTTGCCTCACCCGGGCCAAGCTGCCCGAGCTCATCCTGGCCCTCCAAGCAGCAGAGCGCGAGGTGACGCGATGACGGGCTCCGCAACCGCTACCGACGTACTGCCCCCGAACGCGTTCGAGGCCGAACAGGCTCTGCTCGGGGCTAACCTACACAACAACGATGCTCTGGACCGTGCACGGGATCACATGCAGACGGCCGACATCTTCGACCCGGTGCATCAGCACATCTATGGAGTGATGCTTCAGAAGAGGGATGCTGGCGAGACGATCGACTTCAAGTTGATGAAAGCCGTGCTGAGCGATGCCGACCTCGGCGGTATCACCGTCGGCGGCTACCTCGCCAAGCTGCTAGCTGAGGCGATCACAGTGAGTGGAGCAGCCAGCTACGCCCGGCTGATCGCCCAGGCTGCGAGGATGCGGCGTGTGCTGGAAACCTCTCAGGCTGCCATCGCTGCGATGACAGCGGGATCCGTGCATAGCCCGGCCGAGTACGCCGCCTTCATGATCGAGGCGCTGGACGAGGTTGCCAGCGCCGGCCTCAGCGAGAGCGCCCGACGTGTCACCCTCGGCCAGGGCGTGGCCAGCGTGCTCGCTCGGGTGGATCAGACTCGGATGGGCAAGGGCATCACCGGCGTGCCCTACGGCGTGCCGAAGCTCGACACCTCCACCCTTGGTATGCGGCCCGGCCAGTTCGTGGTGCTGGCCGGCCGGCCAGCCATGGGCAAGACCACGGTGGCCATCCACATCGCCCTCACGGCCGCGCGCCGCAGCGGTGCCGTTGGCCTGATCTCCCTGGAGATGAACGCCGAGGAGCTGTCGGAGCGCGTACTCTCGGCGGTGGCCTACAATCCGCGGGAATGGGACCAGATCACCTACCGGGCCATTGCCGAGGCGCGGGGGCTGTCCGAGGCCGCCGTGGCTCGGCTGCGCGTTGCGACCGAAGCCTGCGCCAATATTCCGCTCTGGATCGAGCAGCAGCCAGGCCTGACGTTGTCGCAGATCTCGGCACGGGCCCGGCAGATGAAGCTAAAGGCCGAGCGTCAGGGCATCCCGTTTGCTGTCCTCGTCATCGACCACCTTGGATTGATTAAGCCGTCGAAGCGCTACTCGGGCAACCGGGTGCAGGAGATGACCGAGATCAGCTCCGGCCTGAAGGGATTGGCGAAGGAGCTTGGCATCCCGGTACTCGGCCTGTCCCAGCTCAACCGGGAGGTGGAGAAGCGGCCCGACAAGCGTCCCATCCTCTCAGACCTGCGTGAGAGCGGGTCCATCGAGCAGGATGCCGACGTCGTGCTCGGGCTCTACCGCGACGCCTACTACCTCGAGCACAAGGCCGACCGCACCGACGTCGAGGAGGACCGCCTCGCCCGCACCATTAACACTCTCGAGATCGAGATACTGAAGCAGCGTTCCGGGCCCACCATCCGGATCGAGTGCTTCTGCGACGTCGCCTGCAACGTCCTGGCGGAGGCTCGCTGATGGTCGGCTTCTACAAGCACGATATCCCAGCCTGGATGGACGGAACTGAGGCCCTGAGCGACGGGGCCTACCGTGCCTACCACGTCATCGTTCAGCTCATCATGCTCAATGAGGGGCCGATCGCGCTGAACGAGCGGGGCATCGCGGGCCGCTGCAACCAGGCCATCAAGAGCTTTCGGGTGCATCTGGATGCTCTCCTAAAGGCTGGAAAGCTCATCCTTTGCGACGGTCGCCTGTCAAATCCTCGAGCCGAAATCGAACTTCAGGCGGTCAGAAAGAACCGTGAGAACGCAGGCAAAGGCGGATCATCACCGAAAAAACTGCCCCAAAACTCGGCTGAGCAGGTTGTGAGTGGTGCGTCACCTGCGGATGAACCCTTGACCGACCACGATAAGTCCTTGAAAAATAACGAGGCAGGGGAAGCGGCGCTTGATAAGATATCGAGCCTAAAAGAGAAGAGAAGAGAAGACTCCCCTATAGTCCCCAAGGGGACCGATCGGTTCGAGGAATTCCGGGCAGCCTATCCGCCAAGAAATGTGCGCTTTCAGGCAACCACTGCCCGAAAACGGTGGCTCGAGGCGCTGAAACGAGGCGCAGATCCGGAACAGATCATAGCCGGTGCTAAATTGTACGCCGCCGAGCAGCATCGGATCGGCAAGGCGGGTACCGAGTTCATCAAAACCGCCGAGGTTTGGCTTCGGAACCAACTCTGGAACGACTACCAGCCCGAGCCGGCAGCTCCGGCGCAGGATGCGATCGCCACCATCCCGGACGACCAATGCCGAGAGTGGGTGCGCCAGTGGAAGCAGCGCGGCGGCTACTGGCCCTGGCGGCGTGTCCTGCCACCGAATGACCCTCGGACCACGATCCCCGCCCACATCCTGCTGACTGAGGCTGGGATCGAGCATCCTGCCACGCTGCTGAAGGAGGCCTGCTGATGGTTGCCGGCCTTGAGACCTTCGTCAAAGTCCGCGCCCTTCACGATCGCACCGACAACCCGGGCGAGAAGGCCGCTGCCGCTGGCCGGATGGAAGCGCTCGCCCGGAGGGCCGGAATGACGACGGCGGAGGCGGTGTCCAAATTGGACGGGGCGCCTTCGCGGCCGGTGCCGGGCGTGGACTGGTCCGCCTTCGCGGACGTCTTCTGGAGGGCCGAGGCGGCGACGGATGCTGCGGATGGACCGGAGGCCTCATGCCAGCGCCGAGGCCTGCCCATCTACGACCCGGACAAGGTTGAGCCCTGGTGCAACGTTGCCGAGCACTGCCGACAGCTCGAATGGATCATTCCGAAGGCACATGGCGGCAGGTTCCTCACGAAGGAGGAGCGCGCCCGGCTGAAGGTGCTCACCCGGCATTACGGCTCCGTCAAGAACTCCACCGCCGACTGGATCGAGACCGTTCTCACGCGATGCGAGGCGGCACGGCAGTCTTGGCGCAATCGGGGCAAGGCCGGCGTGCGGCCCGACAGAAAGGCGACCGAGAGCGACATCGAGAAGGCAGCCGAACTCGTCGCCGCGGCGAAGCGTCGGGAGGCGTCCAAGTTGGACGAGCCGGAAGGGCCGTCGGCCGCCTCCCGCAACCCCTTCGAGGCGCTGTTCAACACCCCGGAGTTCCGCGCGCAGCACGCCGAACGCCAGCGCCGAGACGCAGAGCGCCGCGCCGCGGCCCTGGCCGAGTACGGCAGCGAGGATGCGGTGTTCGCGGAGACGGAGCACGAGCGCGCCCTTGAGGCGGCGTGCCGACCCTGGATCGTGCGCAGGCCCATCATCGGCGGCGACATGGACACCTTGTTGGGCTGGGACTTCATCGGCGGGGGCGATTTCCGGCTGGAGGTTCGGGAGGCGGTCGCCGCCGCCTATGACCTGCCGGTCAAACCTCGCGAAGCGTGGGAGGAGTGGCAGGGCTGGGATCGGCTCTACCGAGACCGCGAGGCGTTCTCCCGCGATTACGGCTTCCCGGTCTGGGTGGAGGCCCGGCGCCACGTTGTCGAGGAGCTTCTGAACGAGGCGCCGGCCCAGTCAATGAACGATCTTCGGGCTCGGCTCTCGTGGATCGAATACCTGAAGAGCATCGACATTTTGGGGTACCGACCCCGTGATGACGCCCTCCTCGCCACCCTTCGCGCCGACATCGAGCGCATGGGGGCTCGCATTCGGGACGAGGCTGCACCCGTCCAAAGTGGACAGCGAGACAAGAGCGAGCCGGTGAGCTCCCCCGATCCGGGGACCGCAAGTCCCACTGTCCAATCTGGACACCTTCGGCGCACCAACGCTGAAAAGCGCCGCGATGTGCTTGCCCTGCTCAAGGCAGAGAACGCCGGCATTGCCACTCTCACCGATCGCGAGATCGCCCGCCGAGCAGGTGTCTCCCCTCAGACTGTCGGCAACATCAGGAGGCGCAGCTATGACTGATTGCCGCCTTGATTACGGTTCGCCTGCAGCTGTCTCGGCTTTGGCGGTATCCGCAAGTTCCTCGGTGCTCATCCAGAGAACGCCTGCCTCCGAATGGATGGCGTGCGCGATAAGGCCCATGCCGATCTTCACCTTCGCAGCATCTAGCGCATTCTCAGAGCTGTCGTGCTCCTCGTGGTTCCACTGCCCACTCACCTGGTTGGTGGAGTCGCCCCATTCCAAGACCCACATCACACGCTCCTCTTTCCCGAATGGTTCGTGGAGATCAGCCGACCAGCCAGTGGGCGACGAGCATCACGGCGGATCCGACGACTGCCATGCCAAGCAGTGTCACGCTGCTGACCTGATCCACCTTGTCGACGGTGTTCCCGACACGATGCTCCCGGTTCATGGACGTGCTCTCCGGCCCCGCCCGGTTCGCGTCAGCATTGACCACGTCGTTCGTCGTCGGGGTCGCAGTCGGGCCGGGGTAAACGCGCGCGGTCATAGTCATCTCCTGTCTGGACAGAGAGACAACTCCGAGGATGCGCTCAGGGTCGCACCTCAAAGCATCAGCGATCCTCATCAAAGCCGCTGACTACCGTACCTGAGTACCTGTTGGAGTGCGTACCCATGCAGACTCATACCCGAGACATCGATAGACATCGCACTCCGATCGTCTCTGCCGGTGATAGCCGCTGTCTGATCCCCTTCGATCGTCGCGAAGGCATGACCACGGCGGAAGCCGCCGAACAGGCGAACCGCACTGAGCGCACGATCCGGATGTGGTGCCGAGACCATGACATCGGCCGCCGCGTCGCTGGCGGCCCTTGGCTCGTGTCTCGAGTTGCCCTCGCGATGTACCTGAATGGCGACACTGCTGCCCTTAGTGCCTACCTCGCCGGTCACCGGCGAAGCTCGGGAGTTTGGCCGTACTTTGCAGCCGAGGGCCTGGAGGAGCTCGCTTTCGGATGAGGCATGCACGTCGCGGAAATCGTGACGTATCGCTTGGCCTACTCGTGCGCCACGTTTGCGGCCTCCGACGGAGGAGGCTGACAGTGACCGGTAGTGCCAAGGCCCTCAATTTTCCGACCACAGTCCGCTTTCGTGCTGAGGAGGGGTTGGCTGGTGCCATCGCGCGTGCGGCGCGTCTCAATCGCACGAGTGCCGGAGAATATCTTCGTCGGGCTGTGCGTGAGCGCGTCCTAGCTGATGGTGTGGCCTTGCCCAGTTTCGATGGAGGCGATGGCCCACGCACTTCTCTGACGGCTTCCGCACTGTGCCGCGCAGCTTGAGGAGGGCAGCATGTACCTCCCCTTCAGCAACGGCGGTAAAACCCACGATATCTTCTCTGCCGTCAGCCTCGGTCGCAGCGATACGGGCTTGCAGCGTCAGCGGGTAGCTCGCCTAAGCCTCAGCTTCATGGGCTATCGCTCACACAGAGCAGCTCAGTCATGCTGACCTTCGATATGCGCGCCTTTGAGGAGGCAGCACGCAGCATGAAGGCAGCGCGGGATCAGATGCCCTTCGCGATCAGCGTGGCTCTGAACAAGGCAGCGCAGGTCACAGAAGCTCGATTGGCCTCGGAGACATGGGCCCGCCACGTTGAGGTTCGGAACCGGGGCTTCATCCGAGCGGCCCTGGAGATCGAGCGGTCCGACAAGCGCAACCTACGCATCGCCGTCTACGACCAGCTTGGACGCGCTAACCTCAAGCTTCACGATACCGGCGGTACCGCACGGTCGAAGGCCGGTCGCTTTGCCATCCCGACCTCCAAGGTTCGTAAGGGCTCGAAGGGCGTCATCGCCAGCCAGCGCCCCGCCAACCTCAAGCGCAAGGTCGTGAAGGGTGGACTCATCTTCCAGGCAGTCGGAACGGGCAAGACCTCGCGCCTGCAGCTGATGTTCAATCTGCGACCCACGAACCAGGTGAAGGCCGACGTCCCATTCCGCCGCGACTTCCAGCGCTTCATGCGCGAGGAGATGCGACGCGAGTTCCCGAAGGCGATGCTGAAGGCCATGCGGACGAGGCGTTGATCGCCCCGCAAAACCCCAGGGTCCTTCCCAGGGGGGTGGAGGGTCGAGGGTCAGCGCGAGTGCGGCATCTCCCTAGGGATGGCCTTTCAAAACCCGGCAACAGGCAACAGGCAACACGTCAGGCAACAGGCAACACATGACCGTTGAGTCCAAAGCTGCCTTCGCCCGGCGTCACGGCGTGAACCGCTCGACGGTGAACAAGTGGGAAGCCAAGGGTCATCTCGTGATGACGACGAACTGCCTGGTTGAGGTCGAGCAGTCGGAGCAGCGCCTCACCGGTCGGCCGGCAAACTACCGCGGTGGGACTACGAAGGCGCCGATAGCGCAGCGGAGACCGCAGGCCGCCACTCCCATATTAGATCCTCGTCCGGAGCCCGAGCCTGGTGAGATGGCAGTTGCCGCCCTCATCTCGGTTGCCCGAGAGATTGGTGTGCGTGTTGCCGCTCGGGCAATCGAGTTCGGTGCACCCCTGAAGGTAGCCTACGCGCTCGACGTCGCCGCCTGCCTGGAGGTGAGCGATCTCGGCGAGCAGTTTCTGACCAGCATCGGGGCGCGCCTTCCAGACAGCACCAGCTTGGTGGAGCTCGCTGATGCCGAGATCGCCGGCATTGCCGAACCGGACTGGCCGGCGCTTGCGATCGCGGCGGGCGAACCGCTCGATCTTAATGCCATTGAGGACTGGTTCACGCGACTTCCCTTTCCCGGCACTCCGGTAGGAGCCAACCATGGCTGACGATCGCCTGCGCCTTGTCGCGGAAGTCCAAGACGGCTTCACTGGTCCTCTCGGTAAGCTTGAGACGGCGCTGGGGCGAACAGCTCGCGCCGGCACCCAGGCCGGCAGGGATTTGAAGAAGGACTTCGACGGCTTCCACGGCTCGATCGGCAAGGCCAACACGGCCTTGCAGAGCATGACGCCGGTGCTATCGGGGCTGGGCGTGGCAGGTCTCGCCACCGGCGTGTCCCTGGGAGCGGTCACGGCAGCCCTCGGTGGTTTCTCCAAGGGCACGCAGCAGCTTGCCATCATGTCGAAGGAGACGGGGCTGGCGGTCGACCAGCTTCGCGCCTTCGGGGCTCTGGGTGAGCGCTTTGGCGTCTCAGCCGAGACCATGCAGGGCGGGGTGCGGAAGTTCGCCGACGAAATGAGCCAAATGCGGAAGCGCTATGGCCAGGTCTACCTAGACCTCCAGCAGATGAACCTCGGCGAGATGGTCGAGAAGATGATCAACTCTCCGAACGTGAAGGCAGCGCTCGACACGTTCATGGAGTCGGTGAGCAACATCGGCGATCCGGTAAAACGCCGGAAGGTCGTCGAGATGGTGCTCGGCTCGGACCAGATCGCAGCCGTCGCCGGCCAGGTGAGTGGCCGATACCGTGCAGTGATGGACGAGATCCTGAAGGCGCAAGGAACGACGACGGATGCCCAGGTGAAGGCAGCCCAGCGGTTCGAAGAGACCCTGAGCCGTCTGCGCGAGAACATGGATGGGCTGCGAACTCAGGCGCTCGGCCCGCTGCTGGTCGAGTTCAACCGCTTCGTTGCGACCCTCAACACGCCGGACGCCCTCAAATTCATCTCGGGTGAGATCGAGGGTTTCAAGAAGCTGATCGCCGACACGGTCGCGGAGTTCCAGAAGCTCGACAAGCTCGGCGAAAGCCTCAAGGGCGGCAAGTTCGACCTGAAGGGCAACACCGACCGCGAGCTCGAGACAATCTCTAGGCTGTTCGGCGCCATCAAGAATGCGCTCGGGATCGGCGGGGCGCCCACGGTTCAGCAGCAGAGCTTTGGCGGGGGCGGCTTCGGAAACGGTGGCGGCTTTGGTGGAGGTCCGCTGATCCAAAAGGCAGGCTGGGGTACCGGCGGCCCTAGTGGAGGAGGCTCCTACGGGGTGGGCAGCATTCCACCCCTTGGTCTGCCTCGGCCTTCGGAGGGTGGTGGTCGAGGTGCTGCAGGGGTCATCCGGAGCAATCCTCCACTGACGGGTGGCATAACGGCGATCGAGCCCACGCTGACCGATACGCCACGAGGGACAGGACGGGGTAACCCGCGTGCTGCGCGCACTTCCGAGATGATGGCCTACGCCATGGACCAGCTCCGCCGGGAGGGTGTGCCAGAGGCCCACCTGAGGCAGTCCGCGGCGCACCTGGTGGGTCAGGCTACGATGGAAAGCGGGCTTGATCCGAATAAGGTGCACGACGGTGGCACCGGGTACGGCATCTATGGAGCTCGCGATCCCAGGGGTTGGGGCACCTATCGGGGCGCTCGGCGCAGCGCCATGGTGCGATGGCTCGAAGCCAATGGGTACGCCCGCAACTCGGCTGAGGGACAGATGCGCTACATGACCCATGAGGCCATGAGCGGCGATTACCGGCAAACCAAGCGCATCCTGATGGGCCAGGGTACCGGTGACATCGATCGGGACACGGATACGATCACCCGTGACTTCGAGGCCCCGCGTGTCGCCAATTATCGCGCAGGCGCCGTGCGTTCCGCACTCAGGACTGGCCCTGAGACTCCCTACTATGCACGCTCTCGCTCCAACGAGCCGGGCCAGATGTCTCGTTTGCGCGACGACGAGATCGAGGTCGCCGGCTCTGGTCGGCGTGCTGGTGACGAACTCATGGGACGGGCGTTCGGCCGAGAGACGGCAGTCCCGCCTCCGCAGACCCACCGGATGTCGATCGAGCTCAGCGGCTTCCCGGCTGGGACCCGAGCTCGGACATCGATGGGCGACCTGTTCAAAGAGACGACCGTCTCGAAGAGCCGTCAGGTGGAGGCGATCTGATGCCGGATCCCGCTCTCATCTGCGAGGTCCGCACCGAAGGCGGCACTTACCGCGACTGGATCAATGTCGCCGTCGAGCAGAACTTCATGAACGAGGGCTGGATCCGGTCCTTCCGCTTGATCTGCGCTGAGCCTAGTGCCGTCGCCAACCTGCGCTTGAAGCCAGGTGACCGCGTCGACATCGCTCTGGCTGGGCAGGTGGTGATCAAGGAAGGCTACATCCGCGATCGCCAAGCAGCCTTCGACGCAAACCGCCACGCGGTGCAGGTGACCGGCTACGGCAAAGCCGGGCTGATCACCGAAGCCTCCATCAACGGCGGTACGGGGCAATACCGGGGCTACAAGCTCGACGCGATCGCAAACTCGGTGCTGAAGCCCTACGGCCTGAAGTTCCGGGTGCAGAACGGAGCTGAGGGCTGGGATGCGCCCTTTCCGAACGTCATGGTCCGCTTCGGCGAGACGCCCTTCGACCTGATCTCGAGGCTGTGCCGACAGCGCAACCTGTTCTTCTACGCGGACGTGGCCGGCAACGTAGTGGCGGGCCCGAAGTCGAGCAGCAGCACAGTGGCCTTCGTCGAGGGGCAGAACATCCTGTCGGCGAACTGCCAGCTGCGGCATCTTGCAGTCGAGTCCCTGGTCAGCAACTCACAGCAGCCGGGCTCCGACAGCTTGTTCGGGAAGAAGGCCTCCGAGATCCAAGCCAAGGCGACGGTGAGTGGCGGCACGCCTGGGGCGATGCGCAAGGTGCTCGCAGAGATGCCTCTCGACCAAAAGGGGGCTCAGTTGCGCACGAACTGGGAGGCGGCTGCTCTCCAGGCCATGGCCCTCCAGCTGCAGCTCACCTATCAGGGCTGGCTGAAGCCGGGCACTGGCGGCCTCTGGGAGCCATCAGACGGGGTGACGGTGAAATCCCCCATGCTGTTCGCCGCAGAGACAGACGAGCAGGAGCTGAAGGTCGCGGGCTACGCCTACACGCAGGATCCGAACGGAGGCACGATTACCACGCTCGACCTCGTCAACAAGCTGGCCTGGGAGCAGCGCAAGGGCGACGCGACGAAGAACGATAGATTTTATGACTTAGGTAATACACCTGCTCAGCCGGAGACCGTGACGTGAAGGCAGCAGCGATGTGCATCCCAGCAAGCTAACATCAGTGCGATGGTGTCGGCGGCTGTGACCACCATCAAGACCCGTAGGATGGCTCGCGATTACAAGGCGCAGCCACCTTCCGCTTGCCTTCGCCGCTGCCGCAATTCTCGTCAGACAATTGGCACTGAAGCTAGAACCGAGGTCTAAATTTAATCCAAAAGCGCAGAAACTCTAAGTTTCAAAAAGGCAATAAAGTCTTCATGTTCGATGAGATCTAGCAAGAGAGGATTTTTCTCGGAATTTTTTACGAGACGTTCCATACAAGCTGAGTACAAAGAATTGAAGTTACGCCCAACCTTGATTCGACTATTCGCTACGGCAATCATGCCATTTACGGAACCCCAGAACTTAGGTCGCTCGCCATCGTCAACATTGAGATCGTCTATAATTAGATTTAGTTTAGTTTTCCAAAGCTCAGATATTGATATCTCTAGGTGAGCGTCCGGGTCAAGCAACCACCAATGATAATTAATCCCGTTTATTATCTGGTGCCATGCATAGACAGCATGTGGATACGCACGTTCTGCATCTATAAATGTTCTTGCGGTCGGCTCCGCTTCATATGTCCCAGATGAGCGACCAGAAGATATTACGAATCCATCCTGTATTCGAGCATGAATGTATCCTGCAGGGAGTACGCGGAGCAACTTTATCGACGCCATATGGTAAGATACCTGCGCTCTTTTGTAGACTCTAGCAGCGGCATCTATAGGCGACGTGTACTTGGCGGATATATCTCGTATCCATTGAGATGGTACCAGCAGCTCCGAAGCAAATCGATTTGCCTCAAGCTCCAATCGCCAATAATCTTTGCTTGTTTCGTCTCTGCTTGCGTCAAGCTGGTCGATTATTAGGCCGGTATGCCAGGGTATTAGTATATGCCCAAGCTCATGGGCGGCTGTAAATCTAATTCTCCGATCGGATCTATCCTTGTTGATAATGACTTTCGGAATTCTGCCGGGCACTTTCAAGCCAATGCAGACTCCGTCAATATCGAAGGGAATAGATATTATTGATATATCAGCAAATTCGCCAAGTAAACTTAGCACATCGACCGGAGGTGTGAGCTCCCTCCTCTCAATGAGTCGGAGAGCTAGATTTATTTCAGGGAGCATCTAAAGATGCTCACCTTGCGCCTTAAGCCATGTTTCTAGCTGTTTTATTTTCGCAGTGTCGTCAGCCCGTGCGGCAAGCCTGTATTGCGAGAAGTTGTCATTGACAACGTCCAGCAGACTAGAGCAGTCATGACGAGCCTTTACTATGAAGGCGAGAGTGTCTGGTTCCGCGACCCAGAGCCGATACTCTTCTAGTGTCATGCCTAGAAAGTCATGAAGCTCGAAGCCCCTTGGATTTTCGTGCCATTCATCAATGAAATCATCAATCTCATCAAGCATGACCCGGCCTGCGAGAGACTGCTGGAGAAAGGGAATTGAATAGTTAGACATCGATAACCCTCCCTGCTACTGCCGTCTTCACCAGGTCCCCGGAAATGGGGTCCATAGCTCCAAGGTGCTTCCCGCGACGCGTAAAGATCTCAATCTCGCCGTGTAGCACATCCCACGTATATAGTCGCTTGCCGTCCAAACTTCTCCACCGTTTTTCTCCGTTGATGGCTCCTAGCGACTCAAGCCCATCAAAGATCGAAGGTCTTGGTATCGGCTTCCCCATAAGACCTATCTCTGCCGCTGTGGCTTGCAGCGTTGCGAACGTCTGGGAGCCGAAGAAGCCAAACTCAACGAGCTTGTTACGTGTTCCAAATTTTTGATTCTAACGGAGCGTGCAAGTGCGGCCGACACTGCTTCGATTCATTTTAGCCATGTCGACCTCCGGCTCACCACGAGCGTTGCCTTTCTTGGTTCACGGCGCTCCTGAGGCAAATATTCGCGCGAAATCAGCGTCGGTGAATGACCCTTCGAAGCCTATATCGCTCGCGATCGCGTGAACGACGCTTAGAAATTGTGCGTTCATCCTCGGGCCCCGTTCCGGGCTATGAGGCATGTGAGCTAAATCATTTAAGCTTCGAAGCTCCCGACGAAAAGCATCAGAGTCCATAAAAACGGCTTCTGCTCGGTTGAGTGCAGACATCGAAGCCCGTGATCCTAATGATCCTCGTTCCTCCATAAGGGTATAGAAAAGGCTGAGCTTCGCCTTGCGCGAATCTTCACGCTGCTGCCCGGCCACGCGCAACTCCTCTGAGAGCACCGCAGCTGAGCGAGGGCCTTTCCAAGCGACCCATAGCGCTGCTCCAGCAGCAAATGCACTGCTGACAGCAGCAAGTGCCTGAAGCCAATCAGTAAATCCCGCGGTTTCAGTCATGTTACTTTTCTCAGCCGCACGCCCGGTCCGCCACCGTTCTCCGGAATAAACTCGACACCAGCGGCTTCAAGCGCTTGCTGAACCGCAGTGAGCTTCACCGGATCACCGGCGAACTTCTCAGTCTCAAAATTTGAAATGGTGTTTCGGTGGACACCTGCGGCAACCGCCAGATCAGCGAGTGACCAGTTTAGGGCAGCCCTGGCCATTCTCACTTGTGCAGGCTTCAC